AGCGGATAACCGCCTTGGAGACCCCAGCCCCTCCCCTCCGAGAGGAGACCGCCTCCGCCCACCTGGACCGCCTATTCTCTGAGATGCGCCGCCTGAACCTCCGACAGGTCCGGATGAAAGACGCCGCCAGGATACTGGAAATCTCCGTCCCTCAGATGAAGAACGTTAAACCGCATATCGGAGACGACCCCCGGTTTGTGATCGTGAAAGATCCTTCTCATAAACAACGTCATCTTATCAGATTAATTTAGGATCTAAAACCAGGATACTATCCCGGTTCCGGTTTCTCGGATCAATCGCAAGCGGCTAAAAACCGGATCGTTGGACGTGATGATCGTTCAACAAAATATGATATAGTCTAATCGGAGATAGAGATATAGAAGAAGTGATAATATATAAGTAAAATAGAAAATCCGTATCCAGCTCTGGAATTCGCCAAACCGGAACCGGGATAGTATCCTGGTTTATTCCAGTCTTACTTCTAAAAAAACAAGCTATCCTTCAACGGTCCATGGATCTAATGATTCGTCCGGCCTTATTACCCGCGCGGCGTCTCTTATGTTCAAATACATTCTACGCTTATTACTTGTCCAGAAATCAAAACCAAAATTTTTATAATATTCTACCGCATCGGGTTTGGGATCAACTGATAAATATCGGCATCCTAAGGGTCCATCAAGGGCTAAACCTATTACGAGTAAAATTAAGAACCTTCCGATGCCATTTTTTTGTACTTTTTTGTCGATTGCTAATCTTGCGATTAGAATACAGGGATAAGCAGGATATTCGCAACCCTCGATAATTTGGCTTGTATCGAGTTTGTCCTTCTTTACTCGGATAGAGTCTGCTGTTAATGTGATATAACCGGCAACACGCTCTTTGTAAAAGCAAAGATGAGTCTTGCTCAGAAGCTCTTGTTGTTCTTTTAAAGCATCATTTCTTAGAAAATCATTTAATTCTGAATTTCCTGAGTCAAAAAGCGATAGATTGTACTTAGCACTCAATAGCTCAATGCTAAGCTCGTCTTCGCTGATTCGATCCATCAGAATTTAAATTGAGTGCGATGTGATCTATAAATCCGCTTCGCTTCCCGGAATAGATCGATCTGACTAGACGTGAACTTGGTGCTGGATTCGTTCTCTAAGAACTCCTCCGCGTCTTTGCCCTCCAGAATCAGGCCTAGCTCCACTATTCTAGCCATTGACTTCCACCTCGCAAGTTGCGATATATCATATATCATTTCGGTGATATAAACTTCTCCCCCGGGAGGGGGACGAATCGAAGGGAAATACCGTTAAGCACTGGGTTCGTTGTATGAATTTTACTTCTCTGGCTTGCTCCTCACCAGCAGCTCCTCGATCTTCTCCTTCAGGTCGAAGGTGTACCGCCGCGCCCTCACTCCATCCCTCCGGACGTTCTGAGCCTCCATCCCCACAGCCTTAAGCAGCCTACCCAAAGGCCTGGACTCCATCCCCACAGCCTCGCCCACCTCCTGGACGCTGGGCTCCACCCCCCGACTGTGGAAGCTCTCTATCGCCTCCAGGGCCTTCTCAACGGCTCCCTCATCTGTCTTTGGTAAGGCCTTCTGGCGTGTCTTTGGTAAGGATGGTTTGTCTTTGGTAAGACCGGCGTTGGTAAGTGTTCTGGGTGTCTTTGGTAAGGATTTAGGCGAGGGTTTGTCTTTGGTAAGTGTCTTTGGTAAGGGCTCGTCTTTGGTAAGGGGAGGCCCCTCCTCGCCCGCGTCTTTGGTAAGAGGTAGGTTTTTGCCAATGTATTCCTTCCTCGTCTTCCCATCCTCCCACCAATAGCGGGACCAGTAGGGGCCGTGGCCTGGACCGTCTCGGCATTTCTTACAGCGTTCTTTATTGCACTTATAAAAATCCTGGCGGTAAACTCCCCCCTCCGGGGCCTTTATCGATTTCATGATACTGTCTTTGGTAAGGATCGTATAAAAGCCTTACCAAAGACAAACCATCCTTACCAAAGACGATCGGTAGATACTGATTTCACCCACAAAGAGGGGGTTTACAGGTCTAAATACAGTCTATAAAATGGTTGAAATAGAATTGTAGCCGGCTATGCGATCTTTCGGACCAGGATCTCGCAACAACGGCACCGGTTGTGTTTAATTGGCCCGCCTCCTCCCCCTCGGTCAAACTGACCGTCGGGAAGATCCGCCTTCGCGCCCACAAGCCCCGCACAGATAGAGCACATCCGACTGTCCGGGGTCCCTAGCCACTCCCTTTCCCACTCGTCGGGATCGAGGACGCCCCTCTTCACGGCGTCCCTGTTGGCCGCTCGATATCCTTCGTTTGCGGCCCTGTGGCCTTCAGTAAGCGATATGGTCATCGCTCTCTGTCTCAGAAGACGCTTGCGGTACTTCTCCACAGCCTTGACCCTGGCGGTCTCCTCCATGCCCTCAAGCCCCTCCTCGAAGGTCTCCAGGGCTCGGAGCTGGCGAGGATGGAGCCCGATATGGTCTTCGATCAGCTTCGCCTGAGCTGTGGGGGTTAGGCCCTCAGTCTGGCCCCTGATGACTATCTGCTTGATGGTGGCCCTCGTCGTCTCGTCGATGTACTGTATTTCGTCGCCACAGTATTTTTCAAGCCAGGCGAGGGTTTCGGGGTTTCGTAGATCGAAATTGACGCCTATCCCCACAAGCTTCCCGATCTCTTCGAGCTGAGCCTCACCGCCCTCGTAAAATGCGGCCTCGATGAAAGGGGTGGGGTCGAATTTGGTCGCCGGGATGTTCTTTCGACCGGAGACCTTGACCTCTTTTTCCCATTTCAGAAAAGCTTCGGCGATGGTCTTAGCCCACTTGTCGCCTATTCGTTGGGTCGGGGTTCGTGTCACTCCCCCACGCCCCCGAGAAGAAGAACACGGAACTCCTCGGACCCCGATAAGCCGGGCGTGGACTTCACCACCTTAACTTCGTAGACTATACCCGGAACGCCGTCAACAACGGGCCTAACCAGGGCCTCGGCCTCTATTTGAGCCTCACATATCACTTTGGCATCAGATACGGCGATAACTTCGCTGGCCTCGTCGTCACTCACCTTCAGGTAGGTCGATCTTTTGTCTTCCCATCTGCAAGCGAATTCTTGCCATGTGGGCGGGATCTCATCACCGGCGGCATCAACGGCTCGAATACTGAGCGTTATGCCGTAGTCTCCCCCCATGTCGGTTGTAGCTTCGGTGAGGTCGTCGAATAGCTCATCGCCCGTTACGATCAATTCAGGGCCGTATAGACCAGATGTAAAAGTGAGAGTTTCAGTTACGGGCTCACCGTCAAGGGTCCCGACCAGATAGACGTGTCTCGGATCACCGGCGGTCCCTGAACGTTCGGCCCTGACCCTGAAGTCCTCGCCGATGGTGATATCGTTTAGCGGGATCTCGTCGAGAGGAGCCCCATTATAAAATTCGGCAGTGACGTAATGGCTGGCCGTCTGGTTGAGGTAGCCGGAGATCAGGCTCATCTCGCCCGCGCCCCCTTCGCCAGGTAGGGCTCCAGCAGCCGGTAGGCCGTCCATGATATGAGGGGCGTTCCCTTGATCCCGCCTCCCTGCATCGCAGAGTCGAAGGTCTCGGAGAGGTCGGAGATCCGGAAGCTCTTCACCCCCGAGGCCTGAAGGGCTCTTCTCTCGTCGCCTGTGGGGGACAGTCTCGCCAGGATCTCCTCGCAAACTGCATCTTTGATCGCCTGGGGAACCACGACGTTATCATCGGCGTCTCGGTCTGCGACCACCCAACCCTGGCGCGTCTTGATCAGTCTCGGCCACTGGAGGGGCTGGGAGGAGATGTCGGTCTCGTACTTCTTACCCACAAAGGGGAGAGAATCCACAAGTTTAGAAGAGTACTTCAGGGCGTCCTCTTGCTCCGCCTCGGTGGCGTCGGTCCAGGCTGAGGAGCCGGGCCTATCGGCCACATAGGCGTCCATCTCTTCCGATGTAATATATTCAGCCATGATTTTTGACCTCTGCTTATTGGTTTGTGGTGCTCAATTATCTCTTATAAAAATGCTCGAATAGGAGATACGGGGGAAGCTTACTCAAGGCTTCCCCCTATGGCTAACGCTGACCAGCGTGATGTTTCAAGGCAGAGCGTAGGCCTCGATCGTTCCGGCGATATTCGTCCCGGTCGTGTCGGTTATGTCGATGTGGATCGTCCCGTCGGCCTGGAGGTATCGAGCCGTCTCGATGGGTCCGATACAGAACTCATCGTTGGCGACTACGTCGTCGCCTCTCACAAGGTCGCCGAGACCTCGCCTAAAGGCAGGGTGAGCGGTTCCGGCCTTCAGAGTCACCGCGCCGCCGGTTCCCGTTCCCGCCGAGATGTGGACGAGGATCAGCAGC